GGATCTGGCTCGTGATATGAGAAGGCGTGATTATCCAAAATATCACCTATAAAGATAACCTGATTACAACTATAGAGTATATATTGTTCTTTGCACCATTCAAGGTAGCCGTCCAAACAGAAAGGTTCGTGGAGGTCGCCAATGACTAGAATGTTTCTAACCTCTGACTTTCTCATTTCCTGAATGACTGCTATCTCGTTAGGCTTTAATCTGTATCTATTATTTCTTAGCAACGTCTGCTATTCCTTGTCCAACAATAAGAACCAATATTGCGTGATATAATTCTCTTGCAGTCTCTGAGTCTACTCCTAGGTAAGTTACAATAGCAGGAACTACTACTGAACTGATTGCGTACCAAAACTTCTTAGACTTTAACATCTGACCGATAAGATACTTCTGAAAAAACTTTTTCATATTATTTATTTTTAATTATTAAGTTAATATTTTCTGCACCCAAATGTATTACTTCTTTGATTAATAAGTCCATAGCTAAGACAGAGTTATGAACAACGTCCTGTTGGCTTCCTAGTCCTACTAGAATACATCCACTTGTATCTTTTGCTGTATTTCCTCTGTGAAATAATATCCAATCCCTATTAGGCACATCTTGAACTAGCAAATGAAGATAGTCCCTAGTCGCTGATTCTCTTGGAAGTCTAAGTCTTACAGGATAAATCCCTTCAGGAATACAGCTTAAATTTCTTTCATTATTTATCCAAGGGTTTTCTAATGTATCACACATCCTCTCACCATTTAAAAATAATTCACCAATAGTTGATTCCTCTGAGAATGTATCTCTAATCAATAAGAGGTTTATCATTTTTTTTTATCAAACTTTATGAATTTATAGATTGTAAAAGTAATCGCTAATATTAAGGAAACTAAAGTAAGAAGTTGATTTACCTGTCCTACACTTAAAAGGATAGCTGTACTATTTGCTAATCCTACTTGAAGGCTGTCTTGCATTGGTTTTATTTTTAGGCTTTTCATCTAAATAAGATTTTAGCTTTGTTATATTAATTTGTTTTGGCTTGTAGTGTTTCTTCATTAATCTGATGAGCTTAAAAAGTTTTGTAGAGTAAGCCTTGTTCCTTGTTGTGTTGGTCTTTCAAGGTTCATTCCGTTATAGTATGCATTTCTATTTGCATCCACATCTGCTCCAGTTGAAGTTCCATATTCAGGGAAAAGTGAATTGTTACTAGTGATGTAGTCTATCATTCTTTCTAAATAATATTCACCTGTATTTTTGCACTCTTCTCGTAAATGCTGACTCTCTTCAGTTGTAAGTGCAGTTCCGGTTTCTGATGTTTTAGAATATATGTTTCCATTTTCAACTTTAAATCTAAGGAATGGGATAGCGTGGTACATTGCCATTATCGGCAAAAAATCGCCTATGTAATCATCTAATAAAGTCTTATATGCTTCATTACCTGCATTGCCTACTGTTCCTGCTTTAATTAAGTCTTTTAATTTGTTATTTAAAGGTGTGCCAAGACGAGTTTCGCACCACAGCTTTTGTGCCTGTCTTACATACGGAAGTAGTAAGTCTACGTCCACATTAAGATTAATTGCCGTAGAGTCTTTTAATTTAGCCTCTGATATAAATAGTACGTATGACATTGATTATCAATTAGTTAGGTTAGTTATCTTGGTTTGTTATATCCGTTATTTTTCATTCTTTGCGGTGCTATCGCTACTAGCTTATCATTTTTTTCAGCAGTAAACCCCTCAGACCTAGCTTTAGTATATCCTATTAATTGACTACTTGATATTTTACTTTTAGCTCCTCTTAATGAAGTCTTATAGATTCTACGCAAGAAGTAATGTCTACATTCAGGACCTCCTTTAAAAAGAAATATGTTATACTTTTGTGTACCATCTATTCCAAATCCTTTATTTACTACTTGACTATTAGCATTTACTAAGTCTTCTTTTGTATATATTTTTTTAGCTGCTACCATATCTCTACAAAAATCCCTGCTTGTTCCTGATTTGTTAGTTAAGAAATTATCAGTAGCATAAACATATCTTACTTTGTAATAATCATTGTAAGACTTATTTACTCCATCTTGACTACTTCTCTTGTTTGGGGTAGCTTTAACTGACGAAGCAAGTTCTAAATTTTTGTCAGCTTCTTCATTTAATACTTGCTCAAAATCAAAATCATTATGCTCTCCATCTACTACTTCCTCATCTATTAATTCCCAATCTTCAGGCATATCTTCCCCAAATTCTTCAATCCACTTAGAAAGCTCTGTAGCTTCTGTATGACCTTCACAAGCCATATAGACTGTCTTACCTTCGTATTCGTGCGTATGATACCCTTCACACCCTAAAGTCTTTGCACTCGCTAAGGCTTCTTCTATAGTGTCAAAAACAGGCTTGCCGTCTATCATACCAACTTTTGAAAAGTCTAGAGTTTCTTCTTCAACCTCTAAAGGTGGTAATCCTATTTCTTCTCTTATTTCATCTTGCGTCATTACTTCTCGTATAGTCTTAGAGTCAAATTGAATAGTAATTGGTTTAAGCTGTACGAACTGAATAGGCATATCCATATTGTTTACCTGGAATATCTTGTGTAATACTTTTAAGATTTGCGATTGGAACGGAGAAATTACAGTGTTTTGATAAAAATTACTGGCGTTTAAAAGTTCGTCTGCATTGCTTGAGAACCCATTTGCACTATCCAAGCCCATTAGTGTCTTAGAAGTAACCCTATGCCCACTGAGTATGTTGCTAGTAAGTAGTTCTTGAAGTGCTAAATATTGTTTGTCTAAATCAGCAGGACTGATAGGAGTTATTTCAGGAACTCTTGTCTTATCGTCTGAAAAAGTTAATATAAACTTCCCTGCATTTGAAGCACCTGTGAATTTAGCTTCTAAACTTTGTTCTATTTGTCTACGTTCTTCAGCCGTTGGTATACCATTCGCGAAGGATATCATATAACTTCCTGAAAATGAATTACTCACGTTTTGTAAATGGAATTCTGACACTAAAGAATCGCAAAGACTCCAATTATTACAAGAGATGTAATCAGCCGTATAATAGCTATTCATATTAGGACTGTAAAGACCTGTGTATAAAATTTGATTAGGAGAAGTTCTATCGTTTACATTAAAAGCAGGAACTCTGTAAGGCTTGTTTGTTCTTGTATTTGCCCAATCTCCTGAAACATAGTAACCTCTAGTTTTTCCAAATTCATCAGGACGTTCACAACGAATCTTCTCTACAGGGATATGATAGATTTCAGCTATCTGAGTTCTGTCTTTTGACCATACAATGTTAAGAGCAAATGCTCCTTGAAGTTTAAAGTCAAATGCTACCTTTTTCAAGACTTCGTGTAAAGTTTCATTACCATTAGCATTATTCATAAAGTTTTGTAACTTTACTCTTGCTTCTTCATCTCTATCATCTTCATCTGTTATAACTAAATCTTCTCCACTAATCATTTCAGCAGTAGCGTTCACGATAGCAGCTGTTATAGAACTAGAATAGTAAAGGTCAATTAAGAACTGTGGGTAGAGGTTTCTCCATTCTCCATTTGCATCTCCGTACTCAATGTAGTCTTTGCCTCTAACCTCTTGTACTAAAGGAGCTGTTGAGGTGCTTAAATCAATGCTTACAATTTTATCCATTTTTATATATTAGCTAAATATTCATTTATATTAGAACTTAAATCTGCACTTTCTGAAGTATATATCTGAGCTTCAAAAATTTCCGCCCCCAATGGACTTAAATCTACAGCTCTAACTCCCATTGAATCAATGTCAAATGTTCCTGCTAGTGTTTCTGTATCAACTTGTAAAACTCCATTATAGTAGAATTTCACTAAATCACTTGAATCTCTTGTGATTAAAATATATCCATCACCAAAAGTACCACTATCAAGAGATAAATTTACGGCTACTCCGTCTATTTTTAATCTTATTATTGAATTACTAAAGTATTTGATAAATTCACTTGATGTATTATTATCTCCTAAAATAGTACCACCAAAGTCAGTAGGGTTTATTTTAACACCAATACTAAACTCTCCTGTTATGGATATTTGAGTATATCCAATTGTAGCTAAGTATAAATTTTGACTTAATGTTTCATCAAATGTTACTCCTCCTGTAGCTGCATCATAAGATGGTTGTTCAGTAACAGGTCCTAATTGAAATAAATCATATTTAATTTTTCTAGAATCTCCCCAAGATACTACATCTGTTCCGCTTAAGCTTAAAACAACTTTGTATTTATTCCTATACCAAGCAAGCAAAGAAGGTTCACCGAATGGATTAAAACCTAAAATGCTATTAGAAGACGGTAAACTTTTACCTAGTTTTAAAGCTAACATTATATTACTTGGTCATAGTAGCAAATAGCCAAGCCGCTTGTCAAAGTAATTGCCGTTACGTTAAGAAACAAAGTCGTTCCTGCTAACATTGTCGTATGAAGACTTGTAGCTGAACTTCCTGTTCCTGTTTGAATATTAGAAGCAGCTATTGAAGCTATTACGCTGTCAGTAACAAATTGAACTGCATAATAGTCTTTTTCTGACACTGCTAATGTCGTGATAACATCACATCTATTTTTCCCTAATTGCTCTGTTAAGAGTTGTTGTACGTTTTCTATTGCCATAATTTTATTTTATTATTGTCCGTAATATATTGTATTAGTTCCTGCTGTTGTTTCGTGTTGCTTGTATTGTACTTGCTCTGTTCCTGCTCTCTCTGTTAAATTAAGAATCCCTTTAGTTACTATTCCTTGAACTACTCCATTTGTATCAGCTACAGGTAAAACATCTGTTTCTGTAGTTGGTGCGGTAGTATCACTTAAAACAACTGTACCTATCCAACTAACCTCATAAACTTCATATTTCCAATGTCCTGCGGGTAAAAGTTTTATAGTACCAATATAAAGATTCGGATTTATATTGTAACTAAAGTTCATTTTTGTATATCTTGGTAAAATACCTAAAGTCAGTTCAGGGTAGCAATAAGAAATAGAACCGTCAAGGTCATTAATAAATTTAACTAAGAATCTAATCTGAGTAGAAGCAACTGATGTATCTATTCTGTTGTCCTCTGTGCAAATATC